ATGGATCGCATTGAAACCCTAGAGGCAAAAGTAACTGCCCTAGAAAACGCTTAATCGTAACCAGTCAGAAAAGGAGAAAGACATGACTGATACACCAACTGCGGAACTGTACGAACTAGCCCATCAGATGTTTAAATACAATGATGGTGATCTTGTTCGCAAGGTACAGAGCCGCCGTGGTAAAGTCGGCATGTCTGCTATCTATAAGTCTGGCAGGTACGCAAAGACACGGATCAAAGGAAAGCAATACCAAGCGCATCGCATCGTATTCTTGATGAAAAAAGGCTATTTGCCAGAGATCATTGACCATATTGATGGTAATGCTTTTAACAACCGTATTGAGAATTTGCGTGAGGCAACGCAGCAGCAGAATAGTCTAAACAGACGGTTGCGTTCCGACAATAAATGCAAAGTGCCTAATGTCTATTGGCACAAGAATCATGCAAAGTATGGTGTTCAGGTCAGTGTTGATGGAAAGCAGAAACACTTTGGATACTATGACGATGTTGAAACCGCCGCTGTTATAGCAGAACAAGCTAGGCAGCAGCATTATGGTAGTTTTGTCTATAAAGGAGAAAGAACATGACAGACACACCGACAGTAGAAGAGATTGCCCAGCATTATGTCGCAATGGGTCACTCTGTTGACCTGCTAAACGCTGGGCAACCAGAGGGCATGGACGATGCTGATTGGGCTGACACTGTGTCACGCAACGTAGAGCATCTACAGCTAATGGTTGCAAAAGACTTCTGGACAACGGAAGATATGACTGCGGTAAACGCTGCAATCGCAGCCAACTCTTAACCCCAACTGAAAGGAGACCGTTATGAGTAAAAACGAAAAGAACCTCATCACAGTCAACGACATCGAATACAACATCGAAGAATTCACTGACGCACAGAAGACTATGCTTAACCATGTGCAAGACCTAGATCGAAAGCTGGGCAATGCTCAGTTTAACTTGGATCAGCTTTCAGTGGGTCGCGAGGCGTTTGTTAAGATGCTAGCTGACTCTTTGGAAGCACCAGCGGAAGACGAAGCTGAATAGCTTGCACAACATAACGCAACTGGCCAGCTATATGCTGGCCTTTTGCATATTTGGTACAATGTGCTATATTGGCCGCAATGCGTTTTCCGAGAGGCGACAATGGCTTTAATTGATCTAAACATTCCAGCTGGCGTCTATCGCAACGGCACTGACTTGCAGAGCATGGGCCGTTGGCGTGATGCAAGCCTTATTCGCTGGCATGACGGCGTTATGCGCCCGGTAGGCGGGTGGCGCACGCGCAACAACAACGCTGCAAACGCAAGCATACGCGGCATAACCACTTGGATCACAAATAGCAGCGACCGCTGGATTGCCGCTGGCACATACAACAAACTTTATGCTTGGGCTGAGACTGGCGCTCGATATGACATTACCCCGGTTGGATTAACTGCTGGGCGTGAGGACGCAATATCTTTCACAGGCTACGGCGGCGCGGAGTTTGGCGCATACGCATACGGCATTGCTCGGCCTGACACAGTTCGCATTCAGCCAGCGACCAGCTGGGATTTGGAAACGTGGGGCGAATACTTGCTGGCGTGCAACGAGGACGATGGCAAGATTTACGAATGGCAGCTCGGCACAGGTACGCCCGCTGCGGTTTTGTCTAACGCGCCGACAAGCAACCTTGGTTGCGTTGTAACTGAGGAGCGTTTTTTGTTTGCGCTTGGCGCGGGTGGCAATCCTCGCAAAGTGCAGTGGTCTGACCGTGAGGATAACAATTCATGGACGCCAGCCGCTACAAACGAGGCGGGTGATCTTGAGCTAAACACGTCTGGCGCATTGATGAAGGGCGTGACTGTTGCCGGGCAAACCTTGCTTTTGACAACGCGCGATGCCCACGTTGCCAACTACATTGGCCCGCCATACGTTTACGGCATTGAGCGCGTTGGCACGTCCTGCGGGCTTGCAGCAAAACAGGCTGCCGTTGTTGTGGATGCTGGTGCATTCTGGATGGGCGTTAATTCGTTTTACGTTTACACGGGTGGTCAGGTTCAGGAGTTACCTTGCGACGTGTCAGATTATGTCTTCAACGACATCAACCGTGGCCAGATCAGCAAAGCGTTTGGCATGTCTAATTCCATGTTTGGCGAGATTACTTGGTTTTACCCAAGCGCGGCATCAACGGAAAACAATCGTTATGTGACGTTTAACTACACAGAAAACACATGGTACATTGGCGAGCTGGCTCGCACAGCTGGCGTTGACCGCAGCGCATTCCGCCAGCCAATGATGGCTGACCCAGCGGATTACAAGATTTACGAGCATGAGATTGGCTTTGATTACGGTGCGTTGACACCTTACGCCGAGACGGGTCCGTTCCGCATTGGCGCTGGGGATCAAGTTATGAGCGTGACTGAGCTTCTGCCGGATGAAAAGTCGCAAGGTGACGTAAATGCCGTCTTTAAGACGCGCTTTTACCCGAATGGCACTGAGCGGTCATACGGACCTTACTCCATGAGTAACCCGACATCTGTGCGGTTTACCGGGCGTCAAGTGCGGATGCGCGTTGAAGGTCAGCGTTTGTCTGATTGGCGTGTTGGCATTAATCGGCTTGAAGCTGTTGGCGGTGGCCGTCGATGACGCAGCAAAACCGTCCACCAGAGCCGCGAGATAAGGACTGGCAGACGTGGGGTCGGCGCATGATGTCGTACCTCTCGCAAACCCGTTCTGCGCTGGTTCAGCAGACTGGCGACGAAAGCGCTGCCGATGATGGCACGTTAATGTGGGACAGGGAAAACTTGTATCCGGTCGTGAGTAAAAATGGCGAGTGGGTTCAGGTTGTGTTAGAGGACGGCAATGCCAGCGGCTCAATTACAACTGACCAAACAGCTGTTGCGATAAACACAGCGTACGCTTTAACGTACACTTTATCATCATCTGATGGCATTACTAGCGGCACACCAGCCTCGCGCTTGGTATTCGAGGAAGCTGGCGAGTACATGATTAGCTTTTCGGCGCAGATTTCGTCCACATCCAGTTCAACTGTAAACTTCTGGTTTTGGCCTCGCGTCAACGGAGTTGACCTTGCTGGTTCAACTATGAAAAACGCTTTGCATCAAAATGGCGCAACTCTTGTGGTCAGCCGATCTGCAATACTTGACCTTTCCGCTGGAGATTACTTGGAGGCCATGTGGGCCGTTGACAACATTAACGGTTTTCTTGATGCGACTGCGGCAACGGCGTTTGCACCCGCAGCACCAGCGTCCACTATTGCAATAACGAGGTTGCACGGATGAGTGAAGAACTAGCGCGCTGCAAGCCTTGGATTGAGGCAGCTTTAAGCTACAGCGGTGGCACTCATAACTTTGAGGATGTGGTTGTCGGCTTGCAAAAGGGTACGATGCAGTTGTGGCCAACGCCAAAGGGGTGCATAGTAACTGAAATCGTGGTATATCCGCGAAAGAAAGTTTTAAACGTGTTCCTTGGCGGCGGTGAATTGGAGCAAATTTTGGATATGCACAACGATGTGATAGAGTGGGCAAAAGCGCAAGGATGCGCGGCCCTAACCATGACTGGTCGCTTTGGCTGGAAAAAACCATTGGCGAAGCATGGTTGGAAGCCACTGCACACGTCGTATGTTAAGGAGTTTGAATAATGTCAAAAGGTGGATCAACCTCTTCAACGGTTGCAGTCCCAGAGTACATTGAGGACGCGGCTCGGCGCAATCTGACCGAAGCTGATAAAATCAGAAGGTTGGGATTTATCCCTGAGTATGGCCCAACCGTTGCTGCGTTTACTCCTATGCAGGAAGCTGCGTTTCAAGGCACGGCACAAGCAGCTGGCGCTTTTGGCCTGCCCGGTGGCGGAATGTCAATGCAAGATATTTCTGGTGGTATGCCTGAGCCTACGACTTACGCAGGCGGTGTGCGTGGTTATTCCTCACTGCCAATCTATGAGCAAGCCCTTGAGGCTTTTGGTCAAGCTCGACCCGGACAAAAGAGATATGCAGAAAGTTTCTTTATTGACCCAGTTACAGGCCTTCCCGGCTCAAACATGCAAGCTCCAGTTGACTACACCGTAGCGTCCACTCCGGGTGACTTGGGTGGGATTGGCGCTGGAGGTGGTGTTGCTACTGGTGGTGGCGCTGGTGGTGATAGTGCGTATTTCCCAGAAACTATTACAGGTACGCCTACCGCGCCAACCGACGGAACTGTTTACACCTCAACTGATTATGCGGGTAGTGAAGCGCCGTACACAATAGTAACACCTACTGATGTAAGGCCGCCGGGGTATATTGATAATACGCCGTCAACTTTTACCGAGCAGCGCCAGTATTATGATTCAAGCCCAATGTTGCCGGGCGGCCCAGCCGTAATTCAATATGATGATGGCACGTCAATAGATCTTGGTTACGACCTTGGCCCCTCAGTAGCGGGCGGACGAGGGACAATTGTTCCAGCTCAACCTACATATACAGCCCAGCCAACTCAGGAGCAGCTTGATTACGCAAAAACTAGCCTAGACCCATTTGGCGGCGCTGGACCTGACGTTACCTCTGGCCCCATTGCTGGTTTAGTATCTGGCGGCGGCGCTGACGGAGTTGGTAACTTTGGCCAAGTGGGCGACTTCTTTGGCGACCTTCTTGGTGGCTTAAACGTAACGGGTCCACCAGTGGAGAATAAAGTTACCTCATATTCCCACTCAACGGACAATGACAAACCCGCTGGGCCGGGCGACTCTGGTTGGGAGCAAGATAGGTACTTGGAGGCTCTTCAGAGCGGCGGCACTGGTATCATATACAAGGATGACCGCCGTGAAGTTTATTTAGATGGGGTTTTAATCGGCAAGCCCAAGAGGGCTGAAACGGCAGAAAAGATGCTGCGCGAGGCGAAAGAGGAAAAAGCAGCGGCTTCCCAACCCTCCACGCTGTCTGCTGACACGTCTACTTCGGCGGGCATGGAAGTAAGAGCGCTGCCAAACGGTACTGAATATTTTGTTGACGCCGCAGGCAACTTCGCAGGTTTAAAATGATTATGACGCATAAGTTAAAAGCTCGAATAAAGAAAGGCGTGTAAGATGGCAGGACCAGCTCCAGCACCAACAATGGCAGCGCAGCCTACTGCACAGCCCAACGCAACATATCAGCCAGCACCAATGGCTCCACAGCCGGGTTTTAACGTAAACCAAGCCGCTGCTGGAGCGTTGCAGGGGGCAATCGGCGGTACGCAGCGCGCAATGCAGGCTCCACTTCAAGTCGGAGCGTACGCAAACCCGTACACTAGCGAGGTTATTGACCGCACTCAGCAAGACATTGAGCGTCAGCGTCAGATGGCGATGAACACGCTTGGCGCGCAGGCAACTGCGGCCAACGCATTCGGCGGGTCTCGCCAAGGTGTTGCTGAAGGTGTGATGGCTGGCGAATATGGCCGCATGGCAGGCGACATGGCAGCGCAGCAGCGTCAGCAAAACTACAGCCAAGCGTTGCAGGCTGCGATGGCAGATCGTCAGGCTCGCCTTGGCGCCGCGTCTCAAATGGGTCAACTCGGCCAGCAGGCATTTGGCACAAGCCAAGCAATTCAGCAGCAGCAAGCCCAGCAGGGTCTGTTGCAGCAAGGCATCCAGCAAGCGTTAATCGACGCGGCGAGACAGCAATACGCCGGCTACACTGGCGCGCCAGCTCAATCGATTCAAGCACCGCTTAGCGCGCTTGGCATTGCTCAGCAAGGTGGGGCAAACACTAAAACGGAAACTGAAAACCAAGGTTTGCTTGGGTATCTACAGTCCGCATTAGGTGTGGCCAGCTCCCTGAAAAAGTTTTAGAAGCTATGCCACAAGGTTTCATCCCACTATCAAAGCAAATGGACTTTCTCTGGAATGAAGTGCAGGGAAAGGAAAAGTCTGGCTTTGGCAAGTTCCTCCAAGCCGATGCGTCTTCGCCGGAAGACTACGCAACTTTGTGGGATAAATACTATGAGCGCTCTGGCGGCGCTGGCGACGAAAAGGCTCGCAACTACGCGAGCAGCGTTTACGCAGCAATGGCCGATGGCACATCCAACGAGGCTTTAATATCGCCAAACGCCAAGTTTGCTTATGGCTACCTCACGCAAAAGGGTCTCACTCCGCAGCAAGCAGCCGGCATCACTGGCCGCCTGATGGCTGAGAGCTATGAGGATATGAACCCAGACGCACGCAACACTCTTGCTGGCGGAAAAGGCACATACGGCATTGCGCAGTGGCGTGGTTCTCGCTTGCAGGATTTGGCCGACTTTACTGGCGCTGACATTGGCGACATAACATCACTGCCCGCGACTAAGCCCGGCGGCGGTTTACTTACAAGCAATCAAGGGGGTCAGACTATGCCCGATCGAAGCAAACTTCCATATATGATGGGCGGCGAGCAAACTTACAATGCACCCAACATGCGGCAACCAGCGCCACAGCAGGCTCAGCAGGGTGGGCTGCGCGGCCTTCTTTCAACAATTTCTGATAGGGCGATGGAGGTTAATCCCAACACGGGCATGACACGGCTGGAGCAGTTTGCTGTTGCACTTGATCCACTAATAAAAAGCGACCTCCGTGGTGGTGGTGCAATTGAAAAGCGCGGGCAGCAGAGGCTTGCGGCGAGCAACAAGAACAAAACCATTGAGATGTTGCGAGCCAGAGGTCGAGATGATCTGGCTGATATGCTTGCGCGCGGTATGATTTCTGGCACTGATGCGGCTAGTCAGTTGTTGGCCACTCCAAAGGAAAAAGGAAAAGTTGTTGACGCTTCAGTCTTGCGTCAAATGTTTCCGGGCGCGAAGATAGACGACGGACTATACAATCTAAAACCTGATGGCACTGCAAATAAAATTGGCGGCGGTGGAGTTAGCGTTCAAAATGTTATTGGCTCGGGCGAGAAAAAGTTTGAAGAAAAGTTTGCGGAGCTTGACGCAAGAGCATTGGCTGATGTTGCTAAGGTTGGCTCAACTGCCTCCAGAAGCCTTGCGCAAATTGGCCGTCTTGAGGCCTTACTAGGAAACATTGACAGCGGCATGGGCGCGAGTATTCAGCAATTCGCAGGTAATTTCGGCATCCAGACTGAGGGTCTTGATGACATACAAGCGGCGGCGGCACTTATAAACGCCCTTGTCCCAGCGCAGCGGCCTCCGGGGTCTGGCCCAATGTCCGACGCAGATTTAGAGTTGTTTAAGCAGTCTCTGCCCCGGTTAATTAACTCGCCGGGCGGCAACCAAATTATTATTAATACAATGCGCGGTCTTGCTGAGTATGATGCAGAGGGCGGCAGAATTGTGCAAATGCTTCGCAGCAAGAAAATTACGCAGTCGGAAGCATTTGAAATGCTAAATAACCGCGCAGACCCGTTTGCAGCTTTCAAAGCCCCAACTGGCGAAGGGTCATCGGCCCCAAGAGGCGCGCGCGAGAAGAGATGGAACCCGTCGCTAAACAACGGCGCTGGAGGCTTTGATAATGGTTGATGTGACGCTTCCCGACGGGACAATACTGCGGGACATACCCGACACCATGAGCGCGGCGGAGCAAGAGGCAGTGGTCCGTCAATACCTGATGGACAACCCCATTGAACCCGAAAAAGGCGCAATGCAGAGCGCGATTGATTGGGCTAAAGGTGGCCAGCGTGAGGAAAACATCCCGCTGGCTTTCCAAGCGAACTTGGGTTTGCCGGAAGATAAAGCCGCAAAGATGACTGCGCTACTTGCCACAACGGCCACTGATGAGCGGCTGAAGTCCGGCATTTCAGAAATCTTGCCGGGTTCAACCTTTGACAAAGATCAATATGGAAACTTGGTTGTCACAACGCCAATTTACAGAAATGGCGAAAGGACGGAGCAGGTAAATCGCTTTTATCCCAATCCATATGGGTTGGATATGACGGACTTGATGCAGGGCGCTGGCGTTGTAGCGTCTGCCACTGGCCTTGGTAAGGTTATGAAGATGGCTGGTCTGCCCATGTCTGGCTATCTTGGGGCAACAACACTTGGTGCGACTGAAGCTGGCCTAATTGAGGCTGCAAGCTCAAAGCTATCTGGCGCTGATTTTAAGTTTAGCGACGTTCCCTTGGGCGCACTTGGCGGCGCTGCTGGCTTAAAAGCTGGTCAAATTTTATCGCGGGTTGCGGATTTATTCAAGCGAACTCCTGAGTCGGTCATGCTGCCCAATGGCCAGCTGAGGCCAGAAATAAGGCAGCAAATGGAAGCCGCTGGGATTAATGCCGATCAAGCCACGGCTGAGATGGCTGCCGCAATGCAGCAGCAAGTTGCGCGCGGGGTTGATCCGACTGAAGCGGCCCGCTTGTCGGCGGCTGAGACGTTGCCTGTGCCTGTGCCTCTAACTAGGGGCGCAACCACTGGTTCGACTGGTCAGCAATTATTTGAAGATATGGCTCGCAAAGGCGCATATGGTCAAGTTGCAGAAGCAATGATGACTTCTGCGGAAAAGAGAACCCTTGAGGCACTTCAGCAAAACTTACCAGAAATTCAGCAGAAGATAGCTGGTCAGGGGCCATTGATTCAGCGCGGCACAGGTGGCGCAGCCGCACAGGAAGCATTGTCTGCGCAGAGGCAGGCCGCGCAGGCTGAGGCAAATAGATTATATGATGTTGCGCGAGCTACTGGTCCAGCCTCTATGGCTGAAGACACGGCTGGCGCACTTGCTGACACAATGAGAGCATCTATTCGAGACTTCACGCCAGCATCTCGCCCAGTCACTACAAGCATTATGGATGAGATTGATGACATTTTGGGGCAAGGTGGCGACATTAAAATGCTTTTCCAAAAGCGCCAGCAATTATCCAACGCAGGCGCGCAAGGAACGCCAGAGCAGGCGGCGGCGACAGCGGCAAGAAGGGCGCTGGATGATTCCTTAGCTGACCTAGTACAAAAGTCGCTCATTGAGGGTGATGATACAGCCATTGCGGCATGGTCTAACGCAATCAAAAACTACGCTGACTTTAAATCCACTTGGTCAAGCAAGGGCGGAATACTTAACGCGCTGACAGAAACCGTCACGCGCGATGGTGACTTAGTTCTAAAGCAACCTCCAGAGGCAGTAGCCAACTATATACTTGGCGCGTCAAATGCAAAATTACTCAAACCGGGAAATGTATCACGAGACCTTTTGAAGCTAAAAAAGTTTCTCCCTGCGGATGAATGGAACCAAATTCGGCAGGAGGCTTTTATCAACTTAACTGATAAATCTGTCGCATCACGCGCTGGTCAGGATATGTTTTCTGGCGTAAACTTTTTGAAATCATGGAAAGACATGACGACAAAAAACCCAGAGGCGATGAAGGCACTGTTTACAAAGGAAGAGCGTGACTTGATTGGGCAATTCGCCAGTGTGTCTGCAAGGGCCACTGGGGGTGCAGTTAATGCGTCAAACTCTGCCGCTGCCGCATCTGGCTTGATACAGCGGATTGCGGCGGCTTTGGGTTCAACAAACCTTGCGCAGTTCGCGTCAAGAGCTGTCGGCGGCAAAATGGTTCGTGAGGCTTACGGCGGCGCAAGGGCGGTGAGCGCCATGCGTGGTGGTGCTACCCCGCAGCCTAGCACGATTTCTCCCGGTGTTGGCGGGGCAGCCTCAACAAGCGAGCCGGTTCGAGACCCTGTGCGTGAGCAAATTGAGCGCACAACTGGCTTTCGCTTCGGCGCACTCTAATAAAGGACACGGCACATGGAACTTAAACCAAAATCACGCACCGAAATTGAGGCCATTGTTCAGGACGCAATCTCAAGTGCAGTGGACTTCATTGAGAGCGAGATCAGCGATGACCGGATCAAGGCTCAGCGCTACTACGACGGCGAGGTTGATCTTGGCTATGAGGATGGACGCAGCAAGGTTGTAGCCACAAAAGTACGGGATACTGTACGTTCCGTGAAGCCAAGCCTGATGCGCATATTCCTCAGCACAGCCAAACCAGTTGAATTTGTGCCGCGTGGCCCAGAGGACGTGGCGATGGCCGAGCAGGCCACTGAGTTTATGCACCACGAGTTTACCCGCTTAAACGGATACCGCGTCATTAATGACGCCTTCCAAGATGCGCTGGTCAAAAAGCAAGGCATTGTGAAGGCATACTGGATGACATATCCAGAGGCCGAGATTTTCACATTCACCGACCTATCCGACGATGAGTACACATATCTGGTGGACGATGACAACGTAACTGTGCTTGAGCATAGCGTTGAGATGGCAATCTCGATGGATCAGATGGGCATGGAGATTGAGCTGCCCGTGCATAGCGTAAAGCTAAGCCGCCAGAAAGAAATGGGCGAGCTGTGCATTGAGAGCGTCCCGCCGGAAGAGTTCTTCATCAACCGTGACGCACGCAGCTTTAACGATGCGTATATAGTTGCGCACCGCACAGACATGCGCGCTGGCGATTTGATCGCAATGGGCTACGATCCTGACGTTGTTCTCAAGCTAGATAGCTTGGAGAGCGGGTCAGAAATGACAGAGGCAGAGGTGTATGAGCGCCGTGGCTATGACATGGATACCTCTGACGATGATGAGCAAGACCCGACGATGCGCAACGTCACTGTGACGGAAGCGTATATGCGCATTGATGCTGACGGAACTGGCGTGCCAATTCTGCACAAGCTCACATGCGGTGGCACTGCCTATGAGTTGCTGGACGTTGAGCCATGCGATGAGTTGCCGTTTGCCAAGTTTGAAATCGACCCAGAGCCACACACCTTCTACGGCCGCTCACTGGCCGAAATCGTTATGGATGACCAAGACGCTGCCACATCTGTGCTGCGTTCAATCCTTGATAACGTGGCGATGACAAACAACCCTCGCCTTGGCATCGTTGAAGGCGCAGTTAATATTGACGACGTTCTAAACAACGAGATTGGCGCAATCGTGCGTATGCGCCAGCCCGGCTCAGTTCAAGAGTTGTCCGTTCCATTTACTGCCGGGCAGACACTTGGCGCGCTGACATACCTAGATGGCCTCGTAGAGAGCAAGACAGGCGTTTCCAGAGCCTCAATGGGCCTCGACCCAGATGCAATGCAGTCAACCACAAAGGCTGCTGTGCAGGCCACTGTGCAGGCCGCAGCGGGTCAGGTTGAAGTTATGGTGCGCAACCTTGCCGATGGTATGCGTGATCTATTTGGCATCATGCTGCGCTTGATGAGCAAGAATGTTGACGAAGAGCAAATGATGCGGATGAACGGCTCGTTTGTGCCTGTTGACCCGCGCGTTTGGGATCAGTCAATGGACGTGAGCATTAACGTGGGCCTCGGCACTGGCCGTGAGGAAGAGAAGGCGATGGCACTCAGCCAAGCCCTCCAGATGCAAACAATGGTTTACCAAACATACGGCCCGATGAATGGTTTGGTGAGCCTGACCAACATCCGCAACACGCTGGCAGATCAGCTGGCTGTTGCAGGCATACGCAATGCCGACCGCTACTTTGCACCAATCACGCCAGAGATTGAAATGCAGATGTTGCAGATGCAGCAACAGGCACAAGCCCAGCAGGGTCAGGCCGCCGATCCAAACGCTGCGTTCTTGCAGGCTGAGCAAATGAAGGCTCAGACAAAGGCGCAGACAGACATGGCTAAGTTGCAACTTGAAATGCAGAAGGCTGCCGCAAATGATGATCTCAAACGGGATCAGATGGCGCAGGACTTGCTGGTTGATGCCGCCAAAATCTATGGCGAATACGGCACAGCGGTTGACGTTGCCCGCGTTCAGGCTGAGCAGGATAAAATGCGCATGATTGGCGGCATGGCTCAGGGAGTGCCGCAGTAATGACAACAGAAATACGCATAGAGGCCGATGAGGCACGTCGCTTGAAAAGCGACACTGCATTTAAGCAGTTCATGCAGAGTGTGCGCGAAAATCAAATGCAGATTTTCGCGAGCAGTGGGGCGGCTGACGTAGCCGCCCGTGAGGAGGCGCACGCGATAATCCGTGCGCTTAACCAGATCGAAGTGAACCTTGACGCCGCGCTTGCGGCAGAGACACTTTTGGATCGCAAACAGAGGAAGTAGCACCGATGGAATCGACTACCCTAGAACAAGCCGCAGAAAGCCTGCTGGCAACCTCCGAGGAAGTATCCGCAGGAGGAGATAATCTTGACGCAGCCGTTGATGAAATTACTGAACCCGATGACGATCAGGTTGAGGAAGTTGAAGCCAGCGGTGAAGAGCAAGATGACGTTGAGGCATCCAGCGAAGATCAGGATGAGTATGATCTTGATGATGTCGAGGTTGACGACGAAGACCCTGTAGAGGCTACTGAAGACACCACTGTTTTCTCCGTCAAGGTTGACGGCAAGGAAGAACAGTGGACACTGGATCAGTTAAAGCAATCTGCTGCGGGACAAGCGGCAATTAATAAGCGGTTTCAAGAAGTTGCTGAGGCGCGTAAGCAAATTCAGCAACATGCAGCCGCATTGCAACAGCAGCAACAGCAAATCATGCAGCTGCACCAGCAAGCGCAAAACGGTGGACTGCAAGCTCCAACCCCGCCAACACGCGAGCTATTTGAAAGTGACCCAATCGGGTACATGGAAGAAAAGCTCAAGTATGACGAGGCTCACGCACAGTACGCCCAAAATATGCAGCAACTAAACCAAGTGCAGCAGCAACGGACGCAGGCTCAAGAACAGGCACGTCAAGCCTACCTTCAAGAGCAAGCCGAAATTCTGCAACGGCACATTCCTGAATTTGCCGACCCCGATAAGGGAGACAAGCTCAAGAATAGTTTAGTCCAAACTGGCGTTCAGTACGGCTTTACGGAGCAAGAAATGGCGGCAGTTACAGACTCACGTTATGTGCGGGCATTAAATGATGCGCGCAAGTATCGAGAGCTGGTTGCGAAGCGCAAGTCAGTACAGGCCAAAGGCGAGAAAGCCCGGCCAGTGGTGAAGGCTGGAGCGAAAAAGCGAAATGATGGCAACGCTGCAACTCGTAACAAAGCGAAAACTCGCTTGCAGAAAACTGGCTCAATCGACGACGCATTGAGCTTGATCTTAAATCAGTAAGTCTTTGAAAGGACACACTAATGGCACAGCCAGCAAACACATTCGACAGCTATGATTCTGTCGGCATCCGTGAAGACCTCAGCAATGTTATTCATAACATTTCACCAGAGGAAACTCCATTTTACAGCAAGTCTGCTAAAAAATCTGCCAAGAACACTTTGGTAGAGTGGCAGACAGATAGCCTTCGTGCTTCCGCTGCAAACGCTCACATTGAGGGTGACGCAACAGCAGGCGAAGCTCGCTCTGCAACAACACGTCTCGGCAACTACACACAAATCTTCAAAAACGCTGTTGTCGTTCCAGACACAGACGAAGGTTTGGACAAAGCTGGTCGTGCAAAAGAAGTTGCATACCAAACTTTGAAAATCGCCAAAGAGCAAAAATTGGACATCGAAAAAGCACTTTTCGACAACAATGCTCGCGTTGCTGGTAACTCCACCACAGCCCGTGAACTTGCTGGCGCTCCTGCATGGATCACCACCAACACCGACTTCGGTGCTAACGAAGGTGCTGACCCAACTGGCGACGGTACAGACGCTCGTACAGATGAGACCACAACTTTGATTGCGTTCTCGCAGGATCGTTTCGACGGCGTTATGCAGTCCATCTGGGAAGAAGGCGGCAAGCCAGACACAGTTTACTTGTCTGCTTTCCAAATGAACAAAGCTCTGGGCTTCACAGGTAACAACAACCAGCGTTCAGCAGTACAAGCTGGCGATGAGCGTGTTATCAAATCAATGGCAATTTACGTCACCCCATGGGGTACGGTAAGCTGGATGCCATCCCGGGAGAACCGTTCCCGTGACATTTTCATCATGCAAGATGATCTGTGGGAAATCGCATCCCTGCGCGGCACGAAGAACGTAGCTTTGGCAAAAACTGGCGACAACACTACTCGCCAAGTTGTGACAGAGCTTACACTTTGCGCCAAAAATGAAGCCGGTAACGGCGGCATCTTCGACAACACAACTTCTTAATTGTGTAAATTGGGGGCGGCCTGTGTCGCCCCCTTTCACCATCTGGAGGCTTAAATGAAAAAAGTTATTGTGAATGCGCTGAAAATGAAGTGCAGCAAAGGCCGGATCGAGAAGGGCGAAACAGTCATTCTCTCCGACGAAGAAATTGAGAAAATCACCAAAATTCGCCCAGCCATCTTAACTGTGCTGGAAGACGTAAAGCCAGTGGCCGCTGCGCCAGCTAAACCCGCAAAAACCAATGGCGCAAAGGTTGCCAAAAAGCCAACGAAAAGGTCGATCAATGTTAAAAGCAAATCACTCAACTAAGGTCTCTGAAAAGTTTACCGTTGACGATGATAAGATCATTATCAAGAAAACCTTTGACGCATCCCACATGCTCAAGGACGCGGCGCAAGCGCGTGAGGTAACGCAAAACAGCTTTGGCTCGGACTACAAGCATGTGGGCAACGTAGACATGGGTTTGCTGTCCATATGGCTTAAAGAGGCGGGCGTATCATGGACTGATACACAAGCGGTCAAAGATGTGATAAAACGTAAGTTAATGAGCAACGAATTTAGCGCCCTTCGGGTCTGGGAAGGCAGTTACTAATATGGAAATGGACGCGATCTTGAATATACTATTCGGAGTTGTCATCGCTGGCATTGGCTGGTGGTTAAAGACGCAACGCGAGGAGCTGGATCGCCTTCGTATTCTGCTTAATCGAACCCGCGAAGAAATGGCTAAAGAATACGTCACAAAGTCTGACAGCTCTGAGGTTCTTTCTCAAATTATGAATAAGTTTGATCGGCTTGAAGAAAAAATTGACCGACTAATGGAGCGGTAAGATGATTGAGGTTCTCGCTCTCGCAAGTGCGGTTAGCACTATCGCAGGCGGGATCAGCTCCGCCGTTCAGGCCGGCAAGGACGTTGGCTCTGTGCTGCCGCAGTTTGGCAAGCTGGCCAAGCTTGAGGCTGACATTCACCTCGCGGAGCAAGGCCGACACAAAGGCCCGCTGGGCAGGCTTACCTCTACTGAGGAGGAAGGCTTCGCAATTGCCAATGCCAAGATAAAACATAAGGAAGCTATGGATACCCTTCGCAGCCATTGCCAGCTATACGGTCCACCGGGTATGTGGGAGACGGTGCAACGTGAGATGGGCGCAGCCAGAGCGCGGCAGAAACGTGCGCTTGAGGAGCAAGCCGCTAAACGTGACCGCATCTTTTACTTCATTACGATTGCGGTCGCCTGCATAGTTTTTGCCGTGGGCAGCGGCGGCTTGTTTTGGGTTGCAGCGTTGCTTGCGGATGAGGTCAGATAATGTGGGTGCTTCTTTGGTTTCAGCTTTCTGCAAGCGTCATTCACTTCGAGGTTGGCCAGTATAGCTCTGAAAAAGATTGCACGGATGAGCTGCGCAGGGCGTCTGTTCTGGTGACGAAAAACAATGAGTATCTGCAATGCTTAAAAATTACGAAAGGTAAATAGAATGGCACACACGATACTTGATGACTGGAAAGTTCTGCCGCGTTTGATGATGCTGGCGGTTACTGTGCTGACCTATCAGGCGGTGCATTGGTTTATGGGGCTAGATGATCCCAGCGTTGCTCAGTCAGGGCTTGTCAGCGTCTGTATGGGCGCTCTCACAGGCTGCTTTGGCATCTGGATGGGTAAGGAGTCCAAAACGAGCGTAACCAACACTGGTTCAAGCTCAAAAGTAGAGTATGAGGTGGGGCAATGAGCTTTCTCAGCGACCTGATAGCGCCAGCCACAGAGTTGGCAGGAAAATTCATCCAAGACAAAGATCAGGCCGCACGGCTCGCGCATGAGTTAAGCACGATGGCCGACAAGCACGCCCAAGAAGCCATGCTTGCGCAGATCGAGGTCAACAAGGCTGAAGCGGCCAGTGGCTCAGTATTTAAGGGCGGCTGGCGTCCTTTTATCGGATGGGTTTGCGGCGCTGCTTTTGCATACCACTTTGTCCTCCAGCCATTCATCGTCTTCGGCGTTACCGTTGCTGGCGTCGAGATACCGGAGCTGCCTACATTTGACATGGGCAGCTTGATGACCGTTATGATGGGAATGCTCGGCTTGGGCGGTCTCCGCAGCTACGAAAAGAAACAGGGGCTAACGAAGTAATGGAAAACATCAAACTACCTCTGGCCCTTGTGGCAGCTATGGCCGTGCAGTTAGCGGCGGGTGTCTGGTGGGTAAGCCAGCAGGCTGCAACTATTGCCAGCCTAGAAGAGACTGTCGGTCAAATAGGCTCTCGCATGGCCATTGAGGACAATATTAACCTCAAGCGTGACGTGCAGGACAATGCTATGGAGCTTCAATATGCTTTCGATGAGATTGACGACCTCTGGGATGAGCTGGGGTCTATGACAATGGCCATTGGCGAGATCAACAAAATCAAGCAAAGGGTTGCTCTTATCGAGAACGATTTGAAATATATTAACCGTGACCACAACGGCATCATGGATATGAAAGGCGGAATGAAGTAATGTTCCTCGCGGCCCTCCTGATATGCTCAACATTGGAGGCGCAATCCTGTGTGGTCGTCGCAAATACGAACAATATATGGTACAACGAGGCTAAGTGTCAGGCAGACGCGATGAACTTGGCGCTTGAACTGGTTGACAAGGGTTTTGCTGTAAGGCCGTATTGCTTCAAAGTTGGAGAAAACACATGAGTAGAGCTACACCAGCGAAGGGCAAAGCCCGAGTTAAAGTTACATCAAGCGGGCGTAAAGTCAGCTACGGGCAGGCGGGCAAGGCGAAAGATGGCGGGCCACGGGTCAAGCCCGGCACATCCAAGGGCGATGCGTATTGCGCACGTTCTGCCGCGCAGAAGAAAAAGTTTCCCAAGGCTGCGGCTGATCCAAACAGCCCGCTAAATCTTTCACGCAAGCGCTGGAAATGCTCCGGCACTAAATCGAAGAGGACTTAATGAAATGGGACTGTATTCAAACATCGCAAAAAAGCGTGCGCGCATTAAAGCCGGAAGCGGAGAGAAAATGCGCAAGCCCGGCACTAAAGGAGCGCCAACGGCCAGTGCATTTAAAGCGGCTGCCAAGACAGCAAAGAAAAAGGCTAAAAAATGAGCAAGGCAATGGCAACGCTCCAAGCTAAAATCGGCGCAACAGCCGATGGCGAGTTTGGCCCAAATACAGCGCGAGCAATCGCAAAGCACTTCAACCTATCCCCGGCGCGTGGCGCTCACTTGATGGGGCAGGCATCGCATGAGAGTGGTGGCTTCAAGCGCACCCGTGAAAGCCTGTATTACAGCACGCCAGAGCGCATCCAAGCTGTCTGGCCTTCGCGCTTCCCAACTGTTGCCGATGCAGAGCCGTATGCCAAAAACCCAACCGGGCTTGCTGGCAAGGTTTACGCTGGCCGCATGGGCAATGAGAATGAAGCGCAGGCCAGCCTGTACATTGGTCGGGGATTTCTTCAGTTGACCGGGCGGAATAATTATCGGGCGTTTGCGTCCGACATGGGCGTGCCAAAGGTTATGACAGACCCAGACTTGGTGGCTAACGAATATGCCTTCGAGACTGCGCTGTGGTTCTTCAATAAGAATGGATTGTTTGCCATTGCCGACGAGGGTGTGACGGACGACGCTATCAAGCGCATAACCAAGCGCGTGAACGGCGGCTATCATGGCTTGGATGATCGAAGCAACCAGAGCAAGAAAATCCACACTTGGCTCATGGCTTAGTCTAGCCAAGTTAGCTAAGTGGCCAAGCAAGATCAAAAAGCCAGCGCGGCGGTAGGTAGGGCCGGAGAGCATTTAGCTCTCGCCTACTTATCGCTTGCTGGATACATCTGCACGCTCTGCCAGATCAAAGATCACGATGCGTATATACAGACGGATACACAGACGTTGACCTTGCAAGTGAAGACCGCCAGCAAGACGCATAAGACTAGCAATAGATACGCATTCCACACGCCGAAAAAGAATGTCGATGTTTCAGACGTGTTTGCGTTTGTGGCAATTGAATTAGGCGCTGTGATTTTCCGCCGGGGTGATGAGCTGACCTCCGTTACGACATACATTTCGCCAGAGGAATTTATGGATGAAAAGCAGTCGATGCAAAAAACATTCGACAGCTTCAAATAACCGCTTGTGACCGAGTGCGGCTTTGATTACAAAGTTCGAGTGGGTGGCTATCATCGCAAGATAAAATCGACTTACCACGGGAATGGTGGTTGTTTAGCCTAGTGTGACGTTGCTACCAAATGTGCCAGCATTCACTTCAACGGCCACCCACACGACTTCAAAATATAATGCCCACCGCCGCCATGAGGCCAGCGCCGCATATGAAGCCAATGGCGCATCCAAGTGCGCCTGCAATGTGCAATTTGCGCTCCAGCTCTTCGTCAGTCATCTAAACTCTCCACCATTTGTATTCTCTCGCCAATCCAGCGCATAACCGGAACAGCCATTGAGTTGCCCATCGCTTTGTATCGAGGGCCATCTGGGCAGTCCTCTGCTGGCTTATTGCGCCACGGTATCTGCGTGAAGTTGTCAGGGAAGCCTTGCAGTCGTTCACATTCTGTTGGGGTTAGGCGACGGACTTGTGGCGTTAACAGCGGCGGATGTTGCCCGCTTGCTAAAGTAAAAACAGGGTCGCCCGGCTTTGGGTTTGAACCATTTGTAGGGCTTGTTATATTCGTCGTGTCGTATGCCACCGCATGTTGGCTGCCTACGTCAAGAGTGTACATTGGCCCGTCAGTTGTTATCCCCAATCCATTTTGCGATGCACCTCTAGTGGCGTTCTGTATCGCCACCGCAGGCGTCTTGCTTTTATCCAGCGTTGGCGTGACTTCAGTTGACACGCTGTCGCCTTGGTTGGCGCTGTTTTGCGCGCCAAAGGCTATTGGCAATGTTTTTGTTGTCGGATCGTATGCGCTGCCAGTGCGTGTGGTCAGACATTGGGCCACAATAGTCTCACTGCCTCCACCTAAGTCGCCACCCGCGGCCCTAACTGTTCCAACGCCTTCGTGATATCCCCCAAAGCTGCTTGATGTGTACCCCGTAGCCACAATAGCTTCCGCCTCTACTCGCTGGTTTCCTGTGCGACTGAATGGAGCGCCTTGTGTAACTGTGGGGGCAGCTTTTTGCCCCGCTTCTCGGCTCGGCGCAGGATGCCCTGACAGGCTTTCGCGCTCAAATAGAACCGCTGCGGCACGTCGCCAGTCTCCAAGGTATCCGACAACAAACACACGGCGGCGTCGCTGGGCCACTCCGAAGTATTGAGCGTCAAGCACTCTGTAGGCGAACCCATACCCGAGCTGGCCCAGCGCCCCGAGGAAGGTTCCAAAATCCCGTCCTCGTTGGCTAGACAAGACGCCGGGGACGTTCTCCCAAACCAGCCACTTGGGCTGATATTGTGCAGCAATGGCAAGATAGGTGAGCATGAGATTTCCCCTTGGGTCATCAAGTCCCTTGCGAAGTCCTGCGACTGAAAAACTTTGGCAGGGGGTTCCTCCGACCAAAAGGTCAATTGATCTGTCAATGGGCCACTCCTTAAATTGTGTCATGTCGCCAAGGTTAGGGACATCTGGGTAATGATGCGCCAGCACGGCGCTTGGGAACTTTTCTATCTCGCTGAACCACTGCGGCTCCCAGCCAAGTGGATGCCACGCGGCGGTGGCGGCTTCAACGCCAGAGCAAACTGAGCCGTATTTCATGTGTCACCCTCATCAAAGCAGTTATTCAACGGCTGAATGGGTTGCTTACTAAACACCCATCGCCACTGCCGCTTGGTGTAACCCGGAACTTCCACGAAATCACGCACACGATAAACCTTGTTCGCTTGCCACATTTTCTTGAGATAGCTTGACGTGCGAGGAATGCTGTCACCCAGCAGCTCAGCCGCCTCTGCTGCCGTCACGCGCTGGTCATACGGGATCAAAGAAAACAGGCGATTGCCTTGGTCAATGCTGTGCTGTCTGCTGGCATCGGCTGCACGCTGCATAGATGGGGCCACAGTTGTCGGCCTGCGCGGTCCAGATGGTAGAGCTTCACGTTTGCGCTGGCGATACATGAGCGTTTCAAACTCCCACAGGCAATGGCCGTATGTGATCTCAAAGCGCTCATGCTTATTAGTAACGCCCTCCAGCTTGGCCCTCAATCGCTCTGCTGCGTCTTTTTCATATCGCGCTTTAGCAGATCGAGAAGCGCTTGCTGCTCTTCCAGCCGCTGCTTTAAGTTTGGCCTCATCGCCGTCTTCTGCTCCGTCAGCATTATGCTGTTGTTGCGCTCCAGCCTTTTTATAATAATCTGAGTTTGGTCCGTACTCACGTTTTTTCCTTTCAAGTTTTATGTTCGCAGCCGAGCATATGCGGGCTATTGTTGACGGTGATACGCGCAGCAATTCTGCGGTTTCGATTTGTGACATGCCCTGTTGAGCGCAGTCAAGAACGTGGCGGGTGAGCGCATCTGGATCGTATTTCATTCGTCTTCCTCGCAAAATAAGCCACAGTCGGGCATAGTTTTCAGTGGGCGACCCTTCGCCTTGGGGTCAAGTTCATCAAGAAAGATGCGCTCATTCTTTACGCGCACAAGCCTTGCTCCAAGCCTGCGTGATTGCTCTGCACGCTGGTCAAAGACTTCTGGAAATTCGCGGCGTACCAAATTCCAATATGTCGGGCTGGTCGCCTTTACACAGCCAATGCAGTTAGCGTTTGGAAACCCGCGCCCGTAAATCTCAGGCAACTTTATGCCAGCGGCACGGATCATGTCGGCGCAATCATTCTTTGTCATGTTGGCGTCGATCAGAATCGGCAATACATTATCCCGCTCAGTCATAACAAACCTTTCGTGCCTGTTGCGCTCATCAACGGTAAAGCCAAGAACATGCCAATCAACTGGATGGCTTTCCTCCCACTCTTGGCGAGCGCGTTTTTTAAGCTCAACCGTACATGGTGCGCCGTGTGGGAAAGCCATGCCCTTGCGGCGGTCAAATACGTCAACCACAGATGCCAATGGATATTTTGAATTGACTGCGTATTGAATATCAATGCCAACCCATTTGGCCACATCTTCAGCAAAACGCTTGTTATCGTGATGCTCCTCAATGACAGGATTGTTGACAGCGTACACATTGTCAGCGCCATACTTGTCAACGGTTAGCTTGAGTGCCGCCGCACTGGCCGCACCGCAAGAAAACCAGACTGCAATTTTCATTCGTCTTCCTCCAAGGGGTCTATCTGGCCTATGCCACCACAGTTGTCGCAATCTTCCATGACGGACTCAAAGTCGCCATGCCAAGTTGAGCTTTGGCGAACCCAAACATCGCGCTCAACCTCGCCCTCGCCATCGCATTCAGGGCATTTGATTATATTAGTCATAGCATTGCGCTCCTGATGAACAATGGCACTGCAAACAGAGCCAAGAGGAATGTGATTTCGGCGGCGATTTCTAGCTTATGTTTCATTGCTGGTTCTCCCGGTTTGGGTGGGGAGCCGAAGCTCCCCGGTTGTGTTAAATGTAAAATTTGCCTGCGCCGCCACCAATGTCTGAGAACCGTCTATCAGCGCGCAAAACTTTTTTCCCACCGCGCGGGCCGATAACAACAGACAAGGTGGTGGCGTATAACGTGCCTTCCCCGAAGCAGCAGAAGCTGGCGTATGAGCCATGATCGGATACATCAATGCGTAAGTCATACTCTGGAGCATCTCCTTCGATTGAACTCTGCGTGTTTTTCTTCATTGCAGACATCAAGCGAAGTGCTGCTCGCTTTTGAGACATGTTGAGTTTTGATGCGTCGATTTTTTCGATTGCTGTTGCGATTGTCATATCCGTGCTCCTTTGTTTATACAATCACTTTAATCCGCAAATCATCCTATGTAAATACTAAAGATGCACTTGCATAAACTTTTTTTAGGATGTAACGTCCTATCAAATTAACCTTGGAGGGTGACATGAAGAAAGAAAGTCGAGTGGTCTTAACTGAAGCCCAGCATGAGGCGCTGACGTTAGCCGCCGAGCGTGCTGGCATGGCGCTGGCCACGTTTATTCGGTCGGCGGCTATTAACGCTGCGGCCAACGTAGGGATTTACGCCGAACAGCCGCGAGCTGACTGATGGTCAACGGGCGCAATAAGGGCGCATCATTTGAGCGGGAGGTTGCCAACATGCTGCGCGATGAGCTGGGCATAGGCTTCAAGCGCGACCTTGAGCAATACCGGGCAGGCGCTCATGCTGACCTGATCCCAGACGATCCGGCATTCCCGTTTACTTTGGAGCTAAAACGCTACAAGGACGGCCCAATCGGCGGTGCGCCTGCATGGTGGGAGCAAGTTAAAACCGCCGCCGAGCGTGAGCAAAAGATGCCGTGCCTGATTTACAAATACGACCGTAAGCCAATGCGATGCGTGATCCCGCTGGCTGCGCTAACCGATTGTGATCACGATTACACAGTAGAGGTCGATTTTGAGACCTTCTGCTATATTGCTAGGGAGGCAATGCAATGACTAGGCCGACCTATGAAAGCTCAGGCGACCGCAGCGCCGAGACTGTTGCTGTTAAAAAGTTTATTGACAGCTTCGGCGGTGAAGTTGATTTCATTAAGCTGCCCATGCAATACAAAATGGACTTTGCCCTCACACGCAATGGCGTCATCACGGCATTGGTTGAGGTTAAATGCCGTAGGAATAACAAGCACGCATATCCAACTTACATGATTTCCATGTCAAAACTGGTGGCCGCCGCTGGGTATCGCAACATCGGTATCAATTGCATTTTACTGGTGCAGTGGGCTGATAGCATGGGCTGGGTGCAGATGAGCAATGAGGAGTGGAGCGTTAGAGTAGGCGGCAGAAAAGATCGCAACGACTGGCAAGACATTGAGCCAGTTACTCACATCCCAATCAGCGAGTTTAAAGACGTAATTAAAGTGGAGGATACAAAATGATGATCCCAGCCGACAGACTAACCAACACGGAATACCATGCCAAAAAGGATCACATATCGTCATCTGACGTTAAGATGGTCCACAGCAAATCGCTGGCACATTGGAAGGCGAAGACATACAGCCCAAGCCCAGTGTTTGATATGGGAACCGCCGTACACGCAATGGTGCTAGAGGATGGCAAGGGTATCATCCGTGGGCCAGAAACCCGCCGGGGTAAGGCTTGGACGGAAGCACATGAAGAAGCACAGGCAAACGATCAGACCTTGCTGACCACCGCCGACTATGACCTTGCGCGGAATATTGCCGATAGCGTACTGTTTCATCCAGCGGGTCAACGCATGGCTGGCCCGACAACGGTCAACGAGGCCAGCTTTTTTGCCACTGACCCTGAGACTGGGCTGAAAATCAAGTGCCGCCCAGATAGCTATTGGGATGCCAAAGGTGTCCTATACGATCTCAAGACGTGTCAGGATGCTTCACCTAGAGGCGTGGCGAAGGACATGATTTCGTACAACTACGCGATACAGCAAGCCTTTTACATGCACTGCATTGAGCAGGCTGGATATGAGGCGTCACAATTTGTATTTGTTCACGTCGAGAAGTCTGGAGCGTTTGCAGTCTCGACAAATATAATACATGAGGAATATCTTGACTGGGCCAAGGGCGAAATGCACATGACCCTGCGCAAGATTGCTAAAGCCAACGAGGCCCAGAGGTGGGACACTGGTTGGTCAGATCAAACTAATGTGATTGATCTGCCACGATGGCTGCGCTTAGATGCAGTCGAACTTTAATAGCTTGGAGAAAAACAGATGGCTAAAACAGACTTTAAACCCGTAATGATCCGCAATGTGGAATTTAAATATCCACGGCTCAACGCCTGTTACCGTTACAATACTTCGGAAAAGAAGAGCGAAGAGTGCGCGCCAACAGCGTCAAACGCGGCTTACTCTATCGCTTGGGAGATGTCAGCTGATGACGCTAAAACGCTGCACGCCGATCTGAAGGCACATTATGAGACGTGCCAGACAAAAGCGCCATTCGGTAAGATTTTCGGCATGAAGAAACTTGACAGCGGCAACTATGAGTTCCGCGCCAAGCGCAACGGCACGAATAGCCAAGGCCAGCAGAACGAAAAGCCTCGCGTCATTGATGGCATGAAGCAGCCGTTGGCCGACACAGCTTTCTGGGGTGGCTCAAAGGGCAGCATCAAGGTGACAGCGTATCCCGTGACTGATCCAGACGGCAACGGTGGCATATCGCTGCTGATCGACACCGTGCAGGTCACTCACGCAGTCTACGGCGGCGGCGGCCTCGATGACTTTGACGAAGTGCCGACAACAATGGCTGGCGGTGTTGACGCATCGCTAGATGACTTTGGCCCAGCCGCCGCACCAGCTCAGTCACCAGCGCAGGACATGGCCGACGCGCTTGACGGGGACGAAATTCCCTTTTGAGCATAAGAAAACCCCCGGCAGTTGGGACGCTGCCGGGGGTTAAAGTGAAAGCGAACCCACGATTGGATGGAGAAAGGTCCGAACATGCACAGACTAACAAAGACAAGCGACGTTGGCAAGAAAGAGCTGCTACTTGCAGCCGGTGCGCGCGACACTCGCATTAATCAAACCGGGTCAGAGTACGACGGCATCACAATCGGCAAAATAGCTAAGCTCGTCAGCGAGCCACAGGCGACCGAAAAGGCCGACGCATTATTTTTCATTCCGTCAACTTACCGCGAACACGATGGCAGAAGCCACGCGACACAGCGCGAGCATGGAGAGTATTGGATGCTGGCCGTTGATGTTGACGAGGGCGACCCATCGCTCACTGAGGTCAAGTCAGCCGTTGAGCGAGTCACAGGCAACGCATCCTCACTGATCTATTCGTCATCCGGGGCAACAGAAGACAATCGCAAGTGGCGTGCGCTTATCCCGCTGTCAGAGCCGATCAGCGGTGAGGACTACGTTGACGCCCAGCTGGCACTGTTTGACCTTATGCAGCAGGAAGGCATCACTTGTGATGCAGCCCTCTCACGCACTGGTCAGCCGATCTATCTGCCAAATGTGCCGCCAGCTCGACGTGATAACTTCGGACAGCCAGAGTTTTATCACGGGCTGCGCAATCGAGGTGAGGGTCTGCTTATCCCAACCGAGAGCAAAATCTGGGCAAACCTTGAGTTTCGCCGCAAGAATGAAGCCATCGCAGCAGAACGCGCCGCCGCCGAGCGTCAAGTTCGTGCGCAAAATCGTGCGCAACAGAGAAAAGATTTCGATGACGTTGATCCAGTTGCCGAGTTCAACCGTAATAATACAATAGCCGACATGATGCTGCGCCACGGCTACGAGAAACTTGGCCGATCAGACAGCTACCGCTCCCCAATGCAAACGTCTGGCTCACACGCCACTAAAGATTTTGGCACGCATTGGGTCAGCCTGTCAGGCTCAGACCGGGCGGCTGGCATTGGCCAGACCAGCGCAGAGTTTTGCTGGGGCGATGCCTTCGATCTTTACTGTTACTTTGAACATGACAACGACATGCGAGCCGCCGTGCGAACTTACGCCGCCGAGCTGCGGCCCAGTAAGTTTGATGAGGTCAACCAACAGTTACCTGAGCCAGATGACGGGCTGGATGACTTTGACACTATACCCGACCCCGAGATTGAGCCTGAGAGCCAACCTGAGCCTGTACAGAGGCTTGAATGGCCGACTCCGGTCGGAACTATCGACGAGGCAAGTTTACCTCGCAGGCGGTGGATTTACGGGCATCACCACATTCGCGGCTTCGTCAGCGTCACGGCGTCAGCTGGTGGCATCGGCAAAACCTCGCTCACAATGGTTGAAGCGCTGGCTGTGGTCACTGGTCGGCCACTGCTGGGCGAGAAGGTGCATGAGCCAACAAATGTTTGGATCGTCAACCTAGAAGATGACATGGCCGAAATGCAAATCAGGCTGGCCGCCGCCATGAAGCAACATAACGTCACGCACCCGGAGATAGCTGGCAAACTATTCATGGATGCGGAAGACACAATTGGCATCACGCTGGCTGCGGAAACCAGAGACGGCATCGAGACCAATGACGCCTTCCTGAGCCACATGCGAGACAAGATAAAAGCCAACGACATCGGCCTTGTGATAATTGATCCATTCATCTCAACGCACGAAGTCAACGAGAACTCGAATATGAGTGTGCAGAAGGTGGTCGCAATGCTGCGCCAGCTGGCCAGAGAGGCTGGCTGTGCCGTGCATGTGGTTCACCATGTGCGCAAAGGCAACGGAGAGGATGCCGATATTGACAGCGTGCGCGGCGCAGGCTCACTGATTGGGGCGTGTAGAGCAGCTAGAATAATCAACAAAGTTAAGTTTGAGGACGCCGTGGCGCTCGGTGTGCCAGAGGCCAGCGCGACAGGTGTGTTCCGGGTAGATGACGGGAAGGCCAATCTCAGCGCACCTCTGCCAGCTGACAAGGCAATCTACCGGCGCATGGTCAGCACAAAGCTCGACAACGGAGACTCGTGCGGCGTGGCCGTTGAGTTCAAGCTGCCCGATCAGTGGGCGGGCATGACGACCCGTGTGGTCAACAACATGCTCGATCTGATCGACAAAGGCCCAGAGGACGGCGAGAAGTATTCTATCAGGCCGCAGGACAAGCAGCGCTGGGTTGGCTCGGTCATCACAGGTTACAGGTTCTCAGACCTAGACCACACAAAGACAGCAGGGCAGGCAAAGGCAATCCTGCGCCAGTGGAATGACGAAGGTCTGCTGGAGGAAATTGTCTATCACAGCCCAAGCCAGCGCAGGGAGCGCAAGGGCGTCGTATCGACGGGCAGAGTTGGGGAGGTAAACTGATGAGACGTGAGTGGACGGGCGATTACAGCGATTGCTTTTACAGATACAATGACGGCGAAGAAGAGCAGAACGCGATGGAGTTCGCCGACTTTGCCAACGCTAACCCGCATGTGAGTTTCTACTGGCCAAATCACGAGGTCGCGCCGTGGCACTTGCAATGTATAATCGAGATCAAGGGCGAGATCACAGAGCTGAACTTCTGGCCACACAAGTCAAAGGGCCAGTTTAAGTATGAGAAAGCCATTGAGCCGCTAAGCAAGTTTATTGATGAGTTTAACAGCAGGCTGCAACCAAACGACGAGGATGATTTCGATGTTATCGAGTAGTGCGTCAGTGGAAAATTTCAGTGACGCATGTGTGACGCGCAGTGACGCATTGCTGAAATCAGGTCAATTTGTGGGTGATTCGGAAATCGAGCAAACCCCTTATTTATATAGTGCGTCAGTGGATTTGCTGAATTTTCCTACGGAAAATTTACCTCCAGTGACGCACTTTGTCAAGGCGCAGGTCTTAAAAAGAGTTCGCAAAAGCGAACACTCTCTTTTTTTGAGACGACCAGCAGCTCCACTGTCCCGCCTTCCTTCGCTGGCGCGAAGTCGGGCCAGAGGCGCAGCTTTGCGTCCTAACTCCTGCTGGCAGGGTTATCATGGCTTACGGGAGCTGGTCCACAATGGTTAAAAAAGCAAAAGCCAAGTCGGATAAGGCTAAAGCGGCGATGGCCAATCGTGGCACGTTTGAGAGCAAGCATACAAACTATGGCAAGCCGATCCACTACAAGGTAGCAGCAGCGGTCGAGCCGTTTAGCTTTGCGTCAGCGGCGGCGGCTAAGGTGTGGGGAGATACGCTGGTTGATTGCGTGCCGCCAGCATATGCGCTGCGTTACCGTGAGCTGAGAGGTAATCTGGAGGCCGCAATGGTCGCAGAAGATTACACGCTGTGTGTCGAGCTGGCCACAAGCCTGATTAAAGCGCTCAAGATGATGAACGTGAAGGCGAGACAGGATGGACATGAGCCGCCGAAGGTTGACGGGCATATAGCCGAGTTTAAGGGGAAGACATACTGCTTCCTCGCCAGCGGCGATCTAGCAGCTGTCAGGCGCAAGTATCCAACGTGGGCCGTGTATCATATCAGCGAAGTCTGCGCCGTCATGAGCGTGCGCACAGATGAGATGATGGCAGCTGTGACGAAAGAGTTTGCCGGGGCGAAGGTTGTAGAAGTCCGGGTGTTTGATGATGAAATTAACTTTGAACCAACAGGAGAGTGAGATGACGAAGAATGTACGCACGACGGTGCTGGAGGAAGCCATCGGGCTGATTAACGGGCCAAGACAAGCTCACTATGGGACGCCGCAGGAGAACTTCGGTGCAACGTCGCATATGTGGTCAGCATATCTGGGCATCAAGGTGTCGCCCGGCGACGTGTGCAGGCTCATGTGCTTGCTCAAGCTGGCTAGGCTGCGCAATGGGCCGCATCACGATAGCAGCTGCGACGGCGCTGCATACTTGGCGCTCGGCTGTGAGCTGGATGAGGGTATGCTTGACGTGCCGACAGAGCAGCCTTAACGTAAGCAGCAGGCAGCGCATCCTCCCGCGCTGTCCAACTTGCCCTCGACGGTTTTTGCATCCAGTTTGTCCGTCGGGGGCATTTTTGTATCTGGGGTAAACGTATGACGTACAGAATTAGACTGAGCCTTGACGTGGCCTGCGAGGATGATGACGCAGCGGAGGCAGAGCTGACATGGCTGGCGGAATACGTTGAAGAGCGGCTCAATCATGGAGCAGACATGCAGCGCGTTGTGCAAGCAATGGTCGAGGCTCTCGTTGAGCTTGGGGAAGATGCAGGGCTGATGGCTGGGGTAAATGATACCATACACTGAGCGAGGCTGTGCGTGAGCGTGCTGAAGCTCTCTGCAACACTGGTTGGCATCGACGCGCTGGGTGCGCTCGCTTAATTGAACGCTTGTTCAATTACAAGCCCTCAATACTACATGTTGTGTTTGATGGTGCTGGCGCAGTTAACAATAACGCCGAAACAAGCTAAGTCACTGTAAACATTGATGGCATGATTTTACATATGATGGATTATGGCATTTTTCTGTTAAACGACACCCCAAATAGCCCCCCCGGTCAGCGTTTCGACGGGGGAGTGTGTGTGTAGTTTTCCGCACGCACGCTCGCAAAAAAATGTTGACCACCTATTCCAAAACAATTAACTGTTAAACGACACCAGATGGAGGATATGTCAAATGTGCAGTAATTGTGATCGAGATGATGTCATGTCGCGTGGGTTGTGTTCGGCCTGTTATATGCGTGCGCGCCGCATACAGCAGAAAGGTGGCTTAGAGTTTCGCCGCCCGCGTGGTGAGAATGAGGCTCTAGCGCTGGCTAATAAGCGGCTCTGGCTGCATAGGTTTACGAGCAAGATCGTTGCGGCGGGCGACGGCTGCCACGAGTGGACGGGCGGCAAGACGAAGGGTGGCTACGGTATGTTTAACGCTATGGACCGCTCGATCTTGGCGCACCGCATGGTTTACCGCCTCGCGGGCAATGGTTTTCATGATGTTGTTATGCACACATGCGATAACCCGAGTTGCTGCAATTTGGCCCACCTGCGCGGCGGTAGCTACAAGGACAACACGGCTGACATGGATGCGAAGGGGCGGCGTCGGCTTGGACGATCTGACCACTTGCGTGATCGAGCGAGCCACCCTCGTGCTCGCGCAGTATTTACGCCGCTGGGTGAGTTTGCCTCTGCCGCGTTGGCCGCTGACGCGCATGGGCTTGCCGCTGGCACGGTTCAGCGAAAGTGCCGCGATGGTGAGGCTGGGTACGGTTACATTTAGCCCCCCCGGCCCCCTCTTGCCAACCGACGCTCACTCAGAGTAAAATTTAAAAAAACGGGAGTTACCACGATGGCTGGGAAGGCTTTACGCAAAAAGATATTAACGGAGGTCGCCAAGAATGGCGGCGCTGAGTATATATTCGATCGCCTGTCGTCTGGCACTACGCTGACGGCGATGGCCAAGGAGTTTGAGTGCAGTCGGGAATATTTGCGCAACAGTTTGCATACTGTGCCTGAGTACAAGACTGCGATGGAAAATGCCAAGTTGACGGCAGCTGACGCGCTGGTTGAGCAGGGCTTGGAGATGGTTGACGCGCTAGACGGCGGCAGCTCAACGCAGGAGATTGCTGCCACGCGCGAGAAGGTGCAGTGGCGCAAGTTTATGGCTGGCTCGTATAATCAGGAGCGCTACGGCAATCGGCCTCAGACCAATGTTACGATTAGCGTGAGCGACATGCACTTGGACGCGCTGCGCAAGGTTAATGCTGACTTGGCTCAGATTGATGCTGAGGACCGCCAGCGCGAGGCGATGGCTATTGACGCGGATTACGAGGATGTCACCGATGAGCAATGATAATCCGCTTGAGGAGTTTGTGCTGCGTTACCGCGATGACCCTGCGTTGTTTGTGCAGGAGGTGCTGGGCGCTACTCCGCACGATTATCAGGCTGAGTTTTTGCGGGCTGTTGCAGACGGTGAGCGCAAGGTTAGCATCCGCAGTGGCCACGGCACGGGCAAGTCCACGTCGGCTAGTTGGATTATGCTGTGGTTTGTTTTGCTGCGTTTTCCAAATAAGGTTGTTGTGACAGCCCCCACATCCGGCCAGTTGTTTGATGCTTTGTTTGCCGAGCTAAAGCGTTGGATTAACGAGCTGCCGCCTCAGTTGAAGGTTTTGCTTACGGTTAAGTCTGACCGGGTTGAGTTGAACGCGGCTCCGAGCGAGGCTTTCATTTCGGCTAGGACGAGCCGTGCGGAGACGCCGGAAGCGTTGGCTGGGGTTCACTCGGAGAATGTGCTGTTAGTTGTGGACGAGGCTTCTGGTGTGCCTGAGAAGGTGTTTGAGGCTGCTGCTGGTTCAATGTCTGGCCACGCGGCTACTACAATTTTGCTGAGCAACCCGACGCGCTCGTCCGGCACGTTTTACGAAAGTCAGACGCGGATGGCAGACAGCTGGTGGACACGGCGTTGGTCGTGCATAGATAGCCCGCTTGTGTCTGACGAGTTTGTTGACGAGATGCGCGCGAGGTATGGCGAGGAAAGCAATGCGTTTCGCATTCGTGTGCTTGGCGAGTTTCCTATGGCGGATGACGACACGATCATTCCGTTTCACTTGGTTGAGAGCGCGATACATCGTGATGTTGAGGTGACGCCTGACGTTAAGCCTATTTGGGGCTTGGACGTTGCGCGCTTTGGTTCGGACAAGACTGCGTTGTGCAAGCGGTATGGCAATGTTGTGACTGAGATTACGTCTTGGCAGGGCTTGGATTTGATGCAGACTGTCGGCCGCGTTATGGCCGAATACGAAGGCTTATCGCCTTCTATGCGGCCCAGCGAGATACTAGTTGACAGTATTGGCGTTGGCGGCGGTGTGGTTGATAGGCTGCGCGAGCTTGGCGCGCCAGTCAGGGGCATTAACGTGGGCGAGGCTCCTGCTATGGGCAAGACGCACATGAACCTACGCAGCGAGCTTTGGTTTAAGACAAAGGGTTGGCTTGAGGATCGGTCGTGCAAGCTGCCAAACAACGACCAGCTTCTCGCGGAGCTAACTGCAATACGCTACTCGTTTACATCGTCAGGCAAAATGAAGGCTGAAAGTAAAGATGAGATGCGCAAGCGCGGGTTGAGGTCGCCTGACCTTGCGGATGCGCTCTGCCTGACAATGGCCAGCGACGCTGCGACTGCGTTATCTGGCGCGATGTCAAGTTGGAAGCAATCTATTAAACGCAATTTGAAGGGTATCGCATGAAGCCAGTTCCGTTCCACAAGCTGTCACCAAAGATGAAAAATATCCGCATGAACCAGTGGATCAAAACTTACATTGGGAAGGGTTTGAGTTTAGAGGAAGCGCAATTTGCTGCTCGCTGGCGCGCTGGCCATTGGAAGCTGAGTGCGCGTATGGAAAAGATTATGGATGACTTGGGCGAATTGTGATATGCGGCTTGGATGGCCATTTGCAAACAAATGTGCTAATGTGCAGAAAAGTTAGAGGATGATGACATGAAACCATGTAAAGGTTGCCCCACCCCTGCGGCGTGTAAGCGTGCTGGAACTTGTCTCGCGAAAAAATACGGGAAGTAAGTTTTGGTTGGATTGCTATCTCCCGCCGCCTACGCTGGTTATGCTGACGAGGGTCGCAGGCTTGCCGTTGACGTGCCGAATGTCACGCCGATGGACGCCGCTCGCTTTATAGCTGAGGCCACGCCGATCATTGGCGATGCGATGGCTGCCAAAGAGATTTACGACGAGGCCACGTCAGAGAACCCTAACTGGGCGATGGTCGGCGCACTTGGCGGTGCGGCTGTGTTGGGTTTATTCCCCGGCATTGGTGACGCGGCTGCGAAGGCTGTTAAGTCTGGTGCGCGTGGCTTGCTGGATACGGCGAAGCGCGTTGAGGTTGATCCGAACGCGATGGGTTCGCTGTTGGGTAATGTGCGGTTGAAGCCTGCGAGCAAAGCAAACAAATCCGACCTTGACCCGCTTGGTTATCAGAAAACCAGAATGAAAGATGTATATCTTTCTGACACTGATGTAAGGGCAACGGACACTGGCGAAAATCTTGCTCGCCGCCCTATGTCTTGGGAAGAAACTGAAGGTAAGGTTGTCCTTCCATTTTACGGCGACAGAACATCACGGGGGCTGCTTGTTGAGGGTGTTAATGACGTAAATTTTGACCAGCCCGTTTATACTGAAGGCGGGGTTGATTTTATGGTTGGGCCAGCGGCTCAGGCAGATAACTCTATATGGGCATCCAATCAAAACATTATTACCCGCATTGATAAAGAGGCCGCCAAAGCCGCCCAAGAATTTGAAGGTGCAGACATTCTCGGCCTTACGGGCAGTATGGCCCCTGACGCCAACGATTTTGCTACCATGACTGGCGCAGCAATGGCTGAGTTGGTTAAGGGTGCAAAGATAACTAAAAAGTCAGCCAAAGAGTTTGACGATATTATGAAATCAATTGACCCTGACTTTGTGGGCGTTTTGTCTCCAAAGATTAGGGAGTGGGCTGAGACAACAAGTTCACCAAAGCGTAAATCCTTTATTCGTTTGATGGATAGCGCGCCCATGCAAGCCAAAGGCTTTCCAAGCCCAGCAGAAGCGCGTTACAGCGTTACCGATCCAACCCAACGCGACATGCCAGCTGGAATGTTTGGCCTTGGCGCAGCGAGGGTTGATACATCGTCGCCGTTAATGTTTAATTCTCCGAAGGGGAATTTGCCTCAAGCGAGTGTGCCGCACTCAACATATAATACCCAAATTGCTGGTGAATATCTTGGCTCCTTGCCTCCTGTGCCGCAGGGCTTGCTTTTCCGAGACGTTTATGACGCCATGGAAGGCAAAGTCACCAAAAGTGGTCAACCCTTGAATGAAGCTCACAAAACTCACGCTATAAAAACAAAAATGCCCGCGCAAAAAATTACGCCGGAAATTTTAGAAAGTATTCTGAGTTATTTATCTAGGATGGAAAAATGAGTGGATCTGCATCTTCAATTTCAAGCATTTTGCACACAACTGCATCAAGGCTTTCTAATTGCTCTTCATCCAATCCTAAGTCTTTCGCCTTCAGGACAATCAGTTCTCTGGCCAAATCCACATCAATCATGATAACATCTCCCAAGCATGATGTTGAATTATAGCTGAGGCTTAATCTAATGGCAATCACAACTTACGCAGAGCTGCAATCAGCCATCACGGATTTTCTCAACCGTGATGACTTGGCTGCTATTGCGCCGACTTTCATCTCGATGGCGGAAGCTGACATGCAGCGTCAAGTCCGTCACTGGCGTCAAGAGAAGCGCAGCACTGCTGAGCTTGATACGCAGTATAGCGCCATCCCGGCTGACTTTCTTGAGGATATTCGGTTTTACATCACTTCGGGCGATACTAGACCGTTGGAGAAGATCAGCCAGTTTGAGTTGCTTGACCGCAAGTTTCGCAATCTCAACACCAGCGGCCAGCCTGCGTACTATGCTTTGACTGCTGGCGAGATTGAAGTTTACCCTGTGCCAGATGGAACATACACAGCTGAGTTGTATTATTACTCTGAGATTGAGGCGCTGTCTGACAGCAACACGTCAAACTGGATGTTGCAGTATTTTCCCGACGCATACTTGTACGGCTCACTGATACATTCTGCGCCGTATTTGAAGGATGACGCGCGTTTGCAAATTTGGGCGGCTTTGTATCAAAGTGCGATTGATGCTATAAACTTGTCAAGTGATGCAGCAAAATATGGCGGATCAGGCCGCCGCATGAAAATAAGGGCGTACTAACATGAGCTTATCCAATACCTTCGAGACGCACACACTAAACTATTTGTTTACGGCTACGTCAGTCACGCGGCCAACTGCTTGGTATGTTGCGTTGTTTACCAGCAATCCAGATGAGGATGCGTCAGGCACGGAAGTATCCGGCGGCGCATACGCTCGGCAGTCTGTTGCGTTTACTGTGTCTGGCAACACTGCGTCAAACTCAGCTGCGATTGAGTTTCCGACTGCGACCGCTCCGTATGGCACGGTCACGCACATCGGCGTGTTTGATGCGTCATCTGGCGGCAACTTGATTGCGTATGCTGCGCTAACAACCAGCAAGGCAATTGACACGGGCGACGTGATGCGCATTCCTGCATCTGACCTTGACGTGACTATGGACTAAGCCAATGGCTGACACCACATACAGGACTGGCTTTGGCACTGGTGCATTCGGTGTCAGGGCTTACGGCGTTGATGGTGTTTTAAGAGACGGTGAAGCCATTGTCATTGGCGTCACCTCTACTGCGGCAGCAAATGTTCGCGTTAGGCTTTCTGGGTCGATCATTGCATCCAGCTCCAGCAACACGTCAGACGCCACAAGAGTGCGCGAAGTTAGCGCGTCTGCCTCAGTGTCAGCGAGCAGCACTTCCGCAGCCCAGCGCGTTCGTGAGAGCGCGTCAGAGGTATCTGCAAGTGCAACTGGCTCTACAACTGTTGAGCGCGTGCGTGAGCAGAGTGCAGCATCGAGCATTGCCGCGAGCAACACGGCGGCCTGCGAAAGAGTGCGTGAGCAAAGCGCGGCAACAGTGTCCAGCGCGTCAGCAAGCGCAAACGCAATTACAATTGTCAGCGCTGCCTCAATTATATCTGCCGTTACTACAAATGTTGCAACGGTCAACCGCGTGCAGTTTAGCGGTGCTTTGATTAGTGCTGTCAGTAGTATTACTTGCAATGCTATTGAAAAGTGGGAGCCTTTGCCCGGCACGGCTGAAGTGTGGACGGAGGTTGATCCTGCGTCTGAAATATGGCAAGGTGCATCTAACGCAACCGAAAGCTGGTCTGCGGTTTCCCCTGACAATTCAGAATGGACACCAGCCCCGGCGACAGGTGAAACATGGGCTGACGCCGCATAGGCTAACGCCGCATAAGGCTGACGCCGCATAGGAGAATATCATGGCTGATACAACCACCACAACGCTAGGTTTAACCAAACCAGAGGTCGGCGCTTCCGAGGATTCTTGGGGCGAAAAAATCAATACTAACTTTGACTTAGTAGACGACGCGCTTGATGGAACAACGGCTGTATCACTTGACATTAACGGCGGCACAATTGACGGCGCAGTGATTGGCGGCGCAACACCTGCTGCTGGCACGTTTACAACGCTGACTGCAAACACAAGCCTTGGCGGCACTTTGTCCACAGCGGCTCAGCCAAACGTAACATCTGTTGGCACGCTGACTTCGCTAACTGTAGCTGGCAACGTGTCAGTCGATGGCGGCACGATCAAGCTCGATGGGAATTATCCTGCTGGTACACGCAACGTAGCTTTGGGTGACACGGCACTTGATAGTTTGGATGCATCTAGCCCGGGCGGGGATAACGTAGCTATTGGAGCCAACGCCCTTACTGCCAACACTACTGCGTCTTACAATACTGCCGTGGGTGCTTATGCACTTTCTGCTAACACCGCTGGTGTTTGGAATACAGCAACTGGTCGTGAGGCTTTATCTGCCAACACAGGTAGCTACAACACAGCTTTTGGCGCACAAGCACTCATCTCCAACACCACCGCCTCCAACAACACTGCCGTGGGGTATTATGCTTTACAATCCAACACTGCTGCTAACAATGTCGCATTGGGTTATGGCTCTGCTTATCAAAACACTTCTGGTACATCAAATACGGCCCTTGGATATTATGCCTTACAATCCAACACCACCGCCAGCAACAACACGGCGGTTGGGTATCAGGCAGGGTATTATAGTACAACGGGTTCACCTAATACTTTTGTAGGTTATCAAGCAGGTTATAGTAATTCTACTGGGTCAAACCTAACAGCATTGGGTTCTTCTGCTTTATATAGTAATACTACAGGTCAATTAAATGCTGGAACAAGCCAAAATGCTTTATATAGCAATACTACAGGAGGTAGTAATACTGCCACTGGTGTTAACTCAATGTACTCTAACACGACAGGATCAAATAATGTAGGTTTAGGTAAAGATGCACTCCGCAACAACACCACCGGAATCGACAACACTGCCGTTGGGTATCAGGCGGGGTATTCTAACACCACCAATTCATACAACACCTACTTGGGCGACAGCGCTGGATACGCCACTACCAGCACAAGAAACACATTCCTTGGTCATGCTTCAGGTGAAAGCATGACTACTGGTGAAAGAAACACTATTCTTGGTCGTTTTTCAGGCAACTACGGCGGCTTGGACATCCGCACCTTAAGCAACAACATCGTGCTGTCGGATGGGGATGGTAATCCTAGGATGTGGGTTAACGATAATGGGTATTCCAACTTCTCAAATACTACCTCGTGGCAGTCTGGTGGAATTGCTGTTCACTCTTTTGAGCAGAGCGATGGGACGCAAGATGTTCTTCACCTTAGACATCCCGCTGTTAGCGGCGGCTATGGTTTGTTTGTAAAATTAGATGGTAATCCAAACAACACCACAAATTACTTTATCCAAGCCAGTGATACTACCGCAGCAAAATTTAAAGTTTACTCAAATGGTAATGTCGTAAACACAAACAACAGCTATGGCTCTATTTCAGATGTAAAGTTAAAAGAAAACATTGTTGATAGCGGCTCACAGTGGGATGACATCAAGGCTTTAACTGTTAGAAAATACAGCATGAAGGCGGATAACCTTGATGCACCTAATATGCTTGGGGTTATTGCTCAAGAAGTTGAGACGGCTGGCATGGGGGGTCTGGTGATAACAAGCCCAGACCTTGATCCTGAAACCAAAGAAGATTTGGGAACAGTCACCAAGCAGGTCAACTACTCCATCCTCTACATGAAAGCAGTCAAGGCACTGCAAGAGGCAATGGATCGCATTGAAACCCTAGAGGCAAAAGTAACTGCCCTAGAAAACGCTTAATCGTAACCAGTCAGAAAAG